GTACAAGCAACGGGCTTTATCAGCGACGTCCTTGTATGGGGCGTCATTAATGACAACCAAACGCCTAACTGGCAGAATGTCGATGACTCGCAGACACAAAACTGGGTCATAGTCAACGACGGCAATACGGTGGTTTGGACACAGATCCTGACTTAAAGGAACAGGTTTATGGCAAGTACATTCTCAACCAACCTGAAGATCGAGCTGCAAACGACCGGTGAAAACTCCGGCACTTGGGGCACGATTACCAACACCAACCTGGGCACCGCCCTCGAGCAGGCCATTGTCGGCTACGGCAACCCGAGCTACGCCTCGGACGCCAACCTGACCCTGACCTACACGGACACCAACGCCGCGCAAACAGCGCGTGCGCTGGTCTTGAATGTCACCTCCGCGGTCAGCCTCACGGGCACGCGCGAGCTGGTCGTCCCGACGATCCAGAAGCAGTACATCGTCCAGAACAACACGACCGGATCCCAGAGCATCACGGTCAAGACCTCTGGCGGTACGGGCGTCACGGTCCCGAACGGCCGCAAGGCGCATCTCTACGTCAACGGCACCGATGTCATCTACATGGATGACTACGTTGACATCAACGGCGGTGCGATCGACGGTACTCCGATCGGTGCGAACAGCGCCTCGACCGGCGCGTTCACGACCCTCGCTGCCTCGGGCAATGTCACCCTCTCCGGCGGCACCGCCAACGGCGTCCTGTACCTGAACGGCAGCAAGGTGGCGACGAGTGGGTCGGCGCTGCAATTCAGCGGGACAAAACTATCTTTAAGTGCGGCAGGCGGAGCGGATTTTGTTGGCGTTTTTACAAACACAACCGCAGCAACGCCGTATATTTTGCGAATTCAAGAGCCAGCAACCCCGGCCAGCGGATACCCGTTGCTTGATGTTGTAAACAACGCGGGATCAACAGCCTACCTTCGTGTGGACAGCGGCACGGGCAACGTCGGCATCGGGGCAAGCAGTCCGGCTGGCAAGTTGGATATTCGGTCTGCATCGGGCAGCGGTAATACCGTTCTTATGCGCGGTGGTACTTACACAGACATTTTATATTCAACAGGCATTCGGTTTTTACAGCCAGCCAGCACCCTTAACGCAAACAGGCAATTCCGATTTACAAGCGGAGATAACTCACTCACTTTGCAGGGAACAGATGGGGCTGGTACTGACGCAGCAGATACGAATCTAATTCTGCAACCGTCTGGCGGCAACGTCGGCATCGGCACGGCGAGTCCTAGCAACAAACTAACTGTTCAAGCAAATGACGTATTTAACCAAGACTCAAGTGGTCAAATCGTTATTAAAGGTTCTAGCAACACGGCAAAAAACCTTCGTATTGGTTTTGATACGACAAGCGACTATGGATACATTCAGGCAATTGAGTCAGGTGTTGCAACTCGTTCGTTGGCTTTACAGCAATTTGGCGGCAACGTCGGCATCGGCACGGCGAGTCCGGGGTTTAAGTTAGATGTTCAAGGGTCGGCCACTGACTTTGTTGCTTTCAACGGACTAAACACCAACAACAGCGCCGGAACCATAACAAGTTCTGCGATTAAGTTTGGCTTTACGTCAACTGTCGGCACGCATTACGCCACGTTGAAAATCACTGAAGATAGTGCCAACAGCAACAGCGGCGGCTTAACAATCTCTTTGCCAAATGGCGGAGTGGAAACCCCTTTGCTTGCGCTGACCAGTGCTGGCAACCTCGGCATCGGCACGACGAGTCCGGCTTATAAGTTGGATGTTGAGCGCTCTGGCGACGGAATTACCGCTGGTATTGCAGGCGGCACCTATGGCATCCGCTTCGACAACGGCGGCACTTTCAGTAGCGGTGCATCGACTATTCACGGCGTGGACAGCACGCTAACCACATCGTATCAGCAGTTAAATTTAAACGGCTCTGTTCTTACTTTTCAAACTAGTGCCACCGAACGCGCCCGCATCACGGCGGGGGGCTATTTCAAGGCGAGTAATACAGGGACGTATGTAGGCAGCACAAGTTCCTACCATGAACTACGAAGTGACGCAAATAGCCAGACGGCTTTTATCACCAACACGAACAGCGCATATACAAGTAACCTAATTCAAGCGGAATCTAGCACAACCGCTGGGTCTGGATTTAATTTAATTCGTTTGTTTTCAGATGGCGTTGCACAATTTCAAGTCCGTGGCGATGGAGTGGTTTTCGCACAGAACACAACGATTCAGTCAATTTCCGATGCTCGGCTTAAAGAAAATGTCCGTAATGCATCGGATGGATTAAATGTTATCAATGCACTTCGACCTGTTCGCTATGACTGGAAGGAAGGTTTTGGAAACGACCGTAAAAATCAACTTGGATTTATTGCTCAAGAAGTTGAAACGGTATTTCCCGATGCGGTTAGCGAATGGGCGGCAAAAGAAGGCGATGAGGCTTACAAGACAGTCGGCCCTGCCGCACTGATTCCGGTACTGGTTAAAGCCATCCAAGAACTCTCTGCCAAAGTCGCCGCGCTGGAGGCCAAATGAACACCGGCCTCCTAATCCTCTTTTGCCTGCTGCAAGCCGCTGACGTCTACACGACGCTTACCGTGCTGAAGCAAGGCGGGCGGGAACTGAACCCGATCCTCGCCAAGTTGTTCACCAAAGCAGACCCGCTGGCCGTGATGGTCGGCATCAAGTTGGCGGGGGTGTGGGCGTTGTGGTACGTCAACCTTTGGTGGCTGACGCTAGCCGCTTGCTGCGTGTATGCGTATGTCGTGAATCAGAACTATGGAGTAATGACCCGTGGACGTTGAACTGAAAGTCTCGCTAGAAGAAGCCGTTGCCATCGTGAACCTGTTGGGGTCACTCCCGACCTCGCAGGGCGCACATCCGCTCTGGGCCAAACTCAAGGCGCAGGTTGAGCCGCATCTGCCAAAGGAAGAACCGAAATGACTACGATCACTTGGAACATCAGCCAACTGAACTGCCTGCCGCAAGCCCCAGAGGGCGCGGATTACGTCGTCACGGCGCACTGGCAGTGCAACGGCGTTGATGGCAACTACTACGGCAGCGTCTATAGCACCTGCTCGTTCCCGGTTGTGCAGGGTACGTCTTTCACCCCGTATGCCTCGCTCACGCAGGATCAGGTGCTGGGCTGGATTTGGGCGAGTGGCGTGGACAAGGACGCTACGGAAGCCGCTGTAGAGCAGCAAATCCAGAACCAGATCAACCCGCCGATTGTGACTCCGCCGCTGCCGTGGGCTAGTTAAAAATGACCGAGCCGACCGACATCGAGCTGCTGAAGGTCCAGATCCAAGCCGAGCTTCAGCGCCTGGAAGCGCATTCGTCCGCTAAGGACGTTGCCGGTAAGGCAATTGGTAAGGACGGGCTGAAGTACATCACGGCGATCGTCGTGATCGGTGTCGCGTCGAGCTTGCTGCTGGATAACGAGAAGATCGCGGCCGTCATGGGATTGCTGGGTGCGTCCCTGACGGCCTTGATTTCCATGCTTGCCAACATCGCAGGCGCGACCGAGAAGGAAGATAAGCCTGAGTTCAGCGTGATCAAGGATCTGATCGCGAAGCTCGACAAGCTCGATCGAAAGGAACAGCCCATGAGGGTTGACGTTGAGGGCGATCATGTAGTCGTCACCAAGGGGGACGATGTGGTAAGAGCGTCCAAGTAATGGAAGTCGTAGATCTTCTTGTAAAGGGCTGGCCGATTTTGCTGGCCATCATTACGTTGATCATAGTCCTTGCTAAATTAGACCTACGCGTCGCGGTTCTCGAAGACAAAATGAAGTCTGCCTGGGATCTGATCAATAAAGGTAGAGACAAATGAACATGCAGAAGGTTGTGGACATGTTGTTCCCTGTTCTGCTGGCCGCTGTTGGCTGGCTGCTGACGGAGATCGCATCGTTCAACAATCGACTGCTGTCCATTGAGTCCAAGATGCCTGCGCTTATTACGTCTGAGGGCGTGCCGACAGACAGCCCGGTTAGCGCAGCCCGTAGGCAGGACATGAAGGATGACATCATGGAGGACATCCATGACCTTCAGGTGCGCGTCAAATTGATGGAGGAGCGTCAAAAGTGATCCCCGCAGCCTTGTTGCCGATTATCCAGCCGTTGCTCTCCAACGGCCTGAACCTTGTGGCCAATGCCGTCATGGCAAAGGGCAAGAAGGTGGTTGAGGAAAAGCTTGGCGTCGAGCTCAAGCCCGACATGTCGCCGGAGGAGATCATTGCCCTCAAGACGGCGGAGATGGAGCACGAAGAAGAGCTGCTCAAGCTCAAGCTCGAAGAGAACAAACTTGGCCTTCAAGAGCTGGAGATGCGGCTCAAGGACACAGACTCGGCGCGAGACCGGGAGGTGCAGATCGCCACCTCAGATAAAGCCCCGTTGCTTAATAAGATCGTGACCCCCGTTCTCGCGCTGGGGTTGTTGACGCTGACCTTCATCCTCTTTGGCATTGTGATGTTCGACAACACCCCGGTGGAGTCGAGCCGCAAGGACATCCTGATCTATATCCTGGGTGTCCTGTCTGCGATTAGCACGCAGATCGTGTCGTACTACTTCGGCTCTTCGCAGGGCTCGAAGGAAAAGACCGAGCAGTTGAAGGAGGCGCTGAAATGAGCAACGTCGCTGAACAGTCTGCCTTTCTGCTCGATGTCGGCCGTCTTGTGCAGAAGGCCACGGAGCTTGGCTTTTTAGTCACGGCCGGTGAGCTCTACCGCACGCCCGAGCAGCAGGAAATCTACGTCAAGACGGGGCGCAGCCGGACGATGAACAGTCTGCACATCCAGCGCCGGGCCGTGGACCTTAATTTCTTCAAGGACGGCAAGCTCGTCTATGACAAGCACGTCCTTGCGCCGTTAGGCGCGTACTGGGAATCGTTAAACCCCCTCAACTCTTGGGGTGGCAACGGCGTGAAGCTTGTCGACACGCCGCACTTCTCGCGAGGCGTGGGCAAACCGGAGTGGAAGAGGGTCACATGAAGATCGCACTAGAACCACGGACCACGGACCTTGGGGTTATCGAGCCGGCGCATGCCATCGAGGTGGTGTGCGCGGAGTGCGGGTACGACTTGGATGAAGCGGAGCTAGAAGCGGACGCCTGTGCCGACTGCGGTCAGGCGTTAAATCTGCGGCGTCACGTGGCGATCCAGGTGACTACCGTGCCGGCAAGCGTAGGAGGAACATTGCCGTGAAGAAAAAGGCAAAGAGCCGTGTCAATGCGGCGGGTAACTACACAAAACCGGAGCTGCGTAAGCGCCTGTTCAACTCGATCAAGGCCGCGAACACGCAGGGCACTGGCGCAGGGCGCTGGTCCGCGAGAAAAGCACAGCTTTTAGCCAAGCGCTATAAGGCCGCGGGCGGCGGGTACAGGGATTAACCATGCGCGCACCCCAACAGTCACTGAAAAACTGGACTGCCCAGAAATGGAGAACCAAGAGTGGTAAGCCATCTAGTAAAACAGGCGAAAGATACCTTCCAGAGGCTGCGATCAAGGCTCTCAGCCCTGCTGAGTACGCTCGCACAACGGCTGCGAAGCGCCGTGGCAAAGCTAAAGGGAAGCAATTCGTAAAGCAGCCAAAGTCCATTGCACGGAAGACCGCGCAGTACAGGTGATCACATGGCGATGGTAAAAAAGGACGCGATTGGACAGGAGATCCGCAAGTCGTACGAGCGTGGCCAGAAGGGCTGCCCGGAGGCGACGGTGGACATCCACGTCAATCTCAAGAATCGCAACAACGCGATCAAGGAGTACGGCTACGGGCCGTTGAACCCGGAGTCGGAGTCTCGTGCGTTCTGGGACAAGAAGGCGGAGCTCTGGGAAACCACCGTCCGCGAGGCCAAGAAGGCGCGCTGTGGCAACTGCGCGGCGTTCATTCAGACGCCACAGATGATTGCCTGTATCGAAAACGGCATCGAGGCGAGCGAAGAGGGGCCGGAACACGAGAATTACGCCCCGGACGTCGTCCAGGCGGCCAACCTCGGCTACTGTGAGCTCTTTCACTTCAAGTGTGCGGGCGATCGGACGTGTGATGCGTGGCTCGTCGGCGGCCCTATCAAGTAATATGCAGCCATGCCATACCTCAGACTCTTTCTCAAGCCGGGTGTAGACAAGCAAAACACCGAATACGGCGCTGAAGGCGGGTGGATCGACTCGGATTACATCCGTTTTCGATACGGACTGCCCGAAAAGCTGGGCGGATGGACCGAATTCAACGACACGGCGACCTATTTCGTCGGTATGCCGAGCGAAGTCTTCACCTGGACGGACCTCGAGGGCTCGCCATACGTCGTTATGGGCACGACGCGCAAGGTTTACGTCTTTTACGGCGGCTCCTGGGGCGATATCACACCGATTCGGGCTACCCAGGCCGGCGTTACCTTCGATACGACTAACGGGTTGACTAAGGTCACGGTCAACGACACGGGCCACGGTTGCATTCCTGGCGACTTTGTCACCCTGTCAAACGTCACGGGCGATCCGGGCGGTATTCCGAACGCCAGTCTGACCGGCGAGTTCGAGGTTCAGGATGTTCCAAATGCCAATGAGTACACCATCATCTCGCCGGCAGCGGCGACCAGCACGGCAACGGCGGCAGGCACGGCCGACGCGGCCTACCAACTAAGTGTCGGCTCGGACGTCAGCTACAACGACTTCGGTTGGGGCACCGGCACGTGGGGCCTCTCGACCTGGGGCACCCCGCGGCCGCCTTCCGCGGCCCTCGCCCTGGGTTCGCGAGTCTGGCAGTTTGACAGCTTCGGCGAGAACCTGATCCTTCAGCTCGTCGACGGCGGCATTTACGAGTGGGATCCTGATTCAGGGATCACGTCCCGCGCGATGGCCATCTCCGGCGCGCCGACCAAGAGCAAGTACGCGCTGGTGTCGACGCCAGACCGGCACTTAGTCTGTTTTGGCACGGAGTCGGTCATTGGGGATCCTACTTCGCAGGATCCGATGTTCGTGCGCTTCTCCAACCAGGAGGATGTCAACACGTTTGTGGCAACGGCCACCAACACGGCCGGCGGACAACGGCTCACGGACGGCAACAAGATCGTCTCGGCGCTGCGTTCACGCGGCCAGATCCTGATTTGGACGGACACGTCGCTGCACGGCATGCAGTACCTCGGCCCGCCGTACACGTTCGGCTTCCAGCAGCTCGGTGCTAACTGCGGCTTGATCGGCCCACATGCCTCGGCGGACGTGAACGGTGTGGCGTATTGGATGGCCAAGGACGCGTTCTTCGTGTTCGACGGTACGGTCAAAAAGCTTGCCTGCACGGTGCAGGATTACGTGTTTAAGGATCTGAACACTACTCAGACCGAAAAGGTACACGTCGGCATTAACACGCAGTTCAACGAAGTGACGTGGTGGTATTGCTCGGCCAACAGCGACTACATCGACCGCTTCGTCACCTTCAACTACCTCGAGCAAGTGTGGTCCGTGGGCAGCATGGCACGCACTGCATGGGCGGACATTGGGGCGTTCTCCAATCCGCTTGCCACGTCGTACGATCCTAACGGTACTGAAGCAACGATCACGACGATTAACGGATTGACTGCGGGTCGTTCGCGTATCTTCAACCAAGAGGATGGCAAGAACGGCGACGGATCGGCGATCACGGCCTACGTCAAGTCGGGATACTTCGACATTGGCGATGGCGACCAGATGATGTACATGCGTCGATTTGTTCCTGACTTCAAGAACCAGGAAGGCAACCTGACGATTCACCTCCTTCTGCGGCCGTACCCGCAATCCTCTGCCGTCCCGAGCTCTTTGGATCCTTACGTGATCAATCCTACAACGGATAAAGTCGACACTCGGGCGCGCGGGCGGCAGATCAGTTTGCGTATTGAGAGCACGGAGATAGATACGAACTGGCGTTTCGGCACGATGCGTGTTGACATCCAGCCGGATGGCTTGCGATGAGCAAGATCAACAACGTCCGTTTGCCGAACGCTGCGACGGATGGGTATAGCGCGCAGCAGTTTGATCAGCTCGTACGTTCGCTCGAACAGGTCATTTTTCAGCTTAACAACACCTACACGCCTGTTGTCACTGAGGACAAGGACACCGCGTACGCGTGGTATGGGGATGGCGGAGGATGCATTGATATGAATGGAGTGCCTGTACCTATTTCCTTTCCCCCGACCGCATTAGATGCGTTTGGTCGGCAGCGAGTTAGTGAGCCTTACACTCTTTTTGACAGTCAAAACCGTTACGCAGCGGACAATCAGTTTGATGTTGCCACGACCGGCACCGGCACCACATCGTTCCTGACGAACGAGGCGGCGGTGAAGATGGAGGTCACTGCTGGCGGCGTGGGCTCCGTGATCCGTCAGTCTTTCCGCTCGTTCCCGTATCAGCCCGGCAAGGGCCTGTTGGTGCTGGCCACATTTGTGATGGACGCCAGTACCAGCGCGAATCTGACGCAGCAGGTGGGCTACTACAACGATCAAAACGGATTGTTCTTTAAACGCACAGGGTCAACTAACTCCTTTGTTCTGCGTAGTTATGTGACGGGTTCTGTCTCCAATGTGCGGACCGTGAACCAGTCTTCTTGGAATGGCGACAAGTTGGATGGCACCGGCCCAAGTGGTCTGACGTTGGATCCCACCAAGGCACAAATCCTGTGGATGGACTTTGAGTGGCTGGGCGTTGGATCAGTGCGCTGCGGGTTCATCATCAACGGCGAGTACATCATTTGCCATACGTTCAACAACGCCAACGACATCGCTAATGTCTACATGACCACGGCCATCTTGCCGATGCGCTATGAGATCGTCACCACGACCGCTGCGGTGGCAGCTTCGATGAAGGCAATCTGCTGTTCGGTGATGTCCGAGGGCGGGTTTGAACAGACATCCATTGACCATGTGGCGCGTCGCACCACGATCCTGGGCACCATCGGTACGACCTTTTTGCCTTTGGTGTCTATCCGTTTGGCTTCTGGCCGAACGGGCGCAGTGGTACTGCCAAACCGTGTTCAGGTGTTGCCGACCACCAGCCAAAACTACGAAGTGGTGTTGATTAAGAATCCAACCCTAACCGGGGCGACTTTTGCGGCCACGGTGCCTTCGGATTCCAACGTGGAGTTTGATGTCGCTGCAACGGCAACCACGGGCGGCACGATTGTTCAAAGCGATTACCTCTCCTCCAACACAGCGGGAGGCACGAGCAGCACTAGCTTTGCCAACGCCTATAACTTTGATCTTCAGCTTGGCGCGTCGATTGCCGGCGTCAGTGATATCTATACCGTAGCGATTCGGACAGTTTCCGGGGCCACGACTGGGGATGCGGTCGGTTCTCTGTCTTTCTTCGACCTGACGCAGTAGAGGCGACCATGGCAAACAAGTATCTTCGCAAGTATCTCATTCCAAGCGCCGCTACAGAGACCCTCCTGTACACCGTCCCCTCGGCCAACTCGACGGTCGTGCGTTCCTTGCGCGTCACGAACACTGGAACAGGCACCACGGCCATCACGGTGGCGCATACGGGCACCGGTACGACCTATTACCTACAGAAAAACCGTTCCTTGGACGTAAACGGGACGTTTGACGTCTTCAACGGCATTCCCTGCGTGTTGGAAGCAGGGGACGTCCTACGGGTGACCTCGAGCCTGGCGGGGTCTCATTTCTATCTTTCCTACTTAGAGATGGACAGAACGTAGGAGTGGACAACTCTTGACAACTTATTCGATAATCGGTGCCACTTCCGCGTCCTTTCCCGGCGCGCGACCCGCTTCAGGGTCTTTGGCACAAACTGGAAAGGACCGCTATGGAAAATGAAGGCATCATGGGCTTGCCCGCAGGGCAGGCTATGCAAAACCAAGGGTCAGAAAACCAGCCGCTCTATATCTCGAGTGCTGATTCGTATGACGCTGCGCTATCCGCTCTCGGCATGTCGGCCGATGATCCTGCACAGGTGGAAGCCGTCCGTCAGGCGGTTCGCGAGAGCATTGATGAGCTAGATCTCAGCCCGACTGAGATGGACGCGCTACTCGAAGTCCTCGAGTACATGTCCCAGAACCCGGATCAGTATCCGCAGATCCGTCAGCGCCTAATCGATTCGGGCATGATGGATGCCGACGATCTGCCGGAAGCCTACGACCCGGCGTTCCTTGGTATGGCCATCATGGCCTTGAACGAAGCCATGTCCTCGCAGGCCCAAGGGGCCGCTGCGCCGATGGAAATGGCCCCGCAGATGCAGGGCATGCAGGGTACGCCGGCTGCTATGGGCTTCGCCGAGGGGGGTCTCGCGGACGTTGCCAAGTACCTGGCGGCCCAGGGCCGTAACGGCGACTCGATCCTTGCTCACATCACGCCTGCTGAAGCGCGTCTGCTCAAGTCCATGGGCGGTTCGGGCACGATTAACCCGGAGACGGGGCTGCCTGAGTTCTTTTTGAAGAAACTCTTCAAGAAGGTCAAAAGCGCCGTCAAGAAGATCCTCAAGAACCCGATCGTGCGCGTTATTGCCACGGTCGCGTTGGCCACGGTCCTTGGTCCGGCGGCCGCTGCGGTCGCGGGTAAGGCAGGCGTTATTATGTCCTCCGCTGCCACGGCTGCGGTGGGATCCGCCGCTGCGGGAGCCGCGGTCTCGGCGATGTCTGGCGAGAAGATTTCGCTGCGCAACGTACTGGTCAACGCCGCGACGGGCTATTTCGGCGCAGGCGGCACGATCGGTAGGGTAAACCCCACAGCCGCGATTGCCGGAAAGGTGGGGCAGCTCACCGGCGCAGGCGCTCAGAGCGCGATCGCACAAGGCGTTGGCGCGGGCGTCACGGGCACGGGCATTGGCCTTCTTTCGGGTCTCAAGCCGCGCGAAGCCCTTCAGATGGGCGCGCAAGCAGGCCTCATGGCCGGCGCGACGCAAGCTGCGCAAAATTATCGGGCCGCCACACGTCCGACTTCGCCAAGCATGCAGGGCGATACTTCTGCGTTCAGCCCGGAAGGCGGAGCAGGGGCCGGACAGCCGCAAGGGGGCGCGCAGCCCGCGGGAGCGGCGGGGGCCAGCGCGACTGATGGTCCAACCTCTCTTATCATCAGGAACACTGGACAAGAAGTTTTCCCGGGCGGGCAGGGCCCGGCCTCGCCGGCCATGGGCGGCGACATGTCAGCCTTTGTGCCCGGTGGCGCAGGCGGTACGGGGGGCATCGCGCCCCCGACGGGCGCAACTTCGGCAGTGGAATATTACTCTCCCGCGTACGGTGTCAAACCATCAACGGGGCTGTCTAGTATTTCACCGATGCCTACGACGGCTGCTCCGGCCGGGGCTGCCGCTGCGGATACGTTCTTCGGACGCGTTGGGCAGTTCTTCGAGAAGCCCTCTACAAGCACTTTTACAGATGCCTTCCTCGTCAATCCGAAGGCAACAACGACTCTTGGCAAGTACGCCCCAGGCGTAGCCACGGCGTTGACGGTGACGGGCGCGTTGGGCGGCTTCAAGCAGGGCGAAGTCAACGAAAACCCGCTCTTCAATCGCGACTACACTGGCGAAAGCTACATCCGCGACAACCCGGAACTCTTCAAGAACCGCGTCGAGGCGACGAAGCTCGAGCCCTACAATCCTGTTGTGCCGACTCCGTCCTACGCGCAGCAGCCTCAAGCAGGCGCGCAGCCTGGACCAAGCACCACGGGCCAGCCGCCGCAGTACACGGCGCCGACGATCCCTGTTACGCCGGCTCCCACGTACGTGCCGCCGCCGTTCTCGGTCACCAATCAGCCGCAAGGCATCCCGCAGCCCTATAACGTGTCAGGGCTCTACGGCGTACCGTTGCTTTACGGCAACAATCAGCCGCAGTCGGCCCGTCCGCCGGGCTATGCGCAAGGCGGAGCGGCCGTGAAGCGGGGCTTTAAGAACCCGCAGCATGTGGCGCAGACCGAAGCGATGCTGTACGCAGGCCCACAGGCCGCGCAACAGACCGCTGTAGCAATGGATTACTTAGCGAACAAGGGAATCATGGGCGCACAGGGACTTCGCAAGGGCGGGCAGCCGACGAAGTTCCCACGTAAGACCGGTCCGATCAACGGTCCGGGCACGGGAACGTCGGATTCGATTCCGGCGATGCTTTCTGACGGTGAATTCGTGTTTACGGCAAAGGCCGTGCGCAATGCGGGTAATGGAAGTCGTCGAAAAGGCGCACGTCGCATGTACAAACTTATGAAAATGCTAGAAGGCGGTAAGGTCTAGCAACAGCGAGCAGCAACATGGCTACAGATACGTCAGTCCAACAACAGATTGTCCGGGAAGCCCCGGAGATCGAGGCTTATAAACTTGACCTGTTGAAGCAGGCACGAGATCTGGCCACGCAGCCGGGTTTCGCGCAGCAGATTCCGGGATATCAGGTTGCGGGCTTCTCTCCGGCGCAGCTTGCGGCAATGCAGGCCGCCGAACAGCAGGGCGTGGGCGCGTTCACGCCGTACGTCACGGCGGCTAACCAGGCACTTGCTCGTGGCATGACGACGACGGGTGAAGCAGCCGACGTGTTGCGCGGCGCCGACACACGTGGCCAGTTCACCGATGCTCAGACGGCTATGCGTCAGGCGGGTGCTGCCGCTGCGGGCATGAGCGGTGGCATCAACCAGATCAATACGGGCCTTGGCTACATGGATCTCGCCGGCCAGCGTGCGCTGGCGGCGGATACGACCGGTCGCTTCGGCGCGGCGTATCAGGACATCGGCACCGGCATCAATGCGCTTGCCACTTCGCAGAACATGGCGGCGCGTGCTTCGCAGGCGGACCTGACCCCTGCCACGGCCGCGATCGGCCAGGGCATGCGGGGTATCTCTGATGCGCAGCGCATGGCCGCTGGTGCAGCAGGCGCAGACTTCTCCGGCTCGCAGCAGCTCCTGCAACAGGCCGCGCAGCGTGGTGCGGCAGCCGTGCCGCAGATGGGCGGTGCGCAGCAGGCTATTCAGCAGGGCCTCGGAACGGGGCAAGAAGCCATCCAAATGGCGCGCGCGGCGGCTGCGGCTCCGGGCATGGCGCAGGGCGTCGGCGCTCTGTATGGCGGTGCGCAGCAAGCGGCTGCCGCTGCTCAACAGCCGGGATTCCAGACCGCACAGCAGGCCATTCAGCAGGGCATCGGTGCCATCGGTGGCGGTACGCAGGGCTATGACCCGTCGCGTGCGCAGTCGTTCATGGATCCGTATCGTCAACAAGTCATCGACGAGACGATGCGGCAGATCAATCGCCAGGGCGAGATCGCGCAACAGGGTCTTTCGGCGCAGGCCGTACGAGCCGGCGCGTTCGGTGGCGAGCGCGAGGGCGTGCAGCGTGCCGAGATGCAGCGCGGCTTGATGGAGCAGAAGGCGAGCACGATCTCAAATCTTCTCTCGCAGGGCTACTCGCAGGCGCAGGCCCAATCGATGGCTGCGTTTGAGCAGCAACAGCAGCGTGCGCTGCAAGGTGCGCAGGCCACGGGCCAGCTCGGTGGTCAGGCGGCACAGGTCGCCGCACAGCAAGCGGGACTCGGTCAGGCTGCTGCGGGCATGCTTCAGCAGGCGGGACAAGGGCAAATTTCTGCCGCAGCGCAGCAGGCAGGGCTCGGTCAAACCGCGGCACAGCTTGCCGCGCAACAGGCGGGACTCGGCGTACAGGCCGGTAGCCAGTTAGGATCGCTCGAATCGCAGCGCGCGGCGGCTGAACAAGCCGCTGCGGGTCAGATCGCTAACATCGGTCAGACGATCGGCCAACAGGCGCAGCAGCAAGCACAGCTTGGGCAGTCGGCGGCCGGTCTTTACGGCAACCTCTCGCAGCAGCAGATCGCGGCCGGTCAAGGCCTTGGTCAGTTGGGCGTGGAGCAAGCACGTCTTGGCCAGTCCGCGGCCGGTCTCTATCAGCAGGCGGCACAGGGCTACGGCAACCTCGCTTCGCAGCAGGGCGCACTCGCCGGACAAGAGTCAAACATTCAGCAGAACATCTCCAACTTGCTCATGCAGCAGGGCGCGGGACGTACGTCTGCTGCGCAGGCGCTTGCCGGCATCTACGGCCAGCAGTCGGGGCAGCTCCAGAACATCGCTCAGGGCATCGGATCGCTCGCCGGCCAGCAGTTTGGCATTGGCCAGCAGATGTCCCAGGGCCTTGGTCAGTTGGGCGGCCAGATGGGGCAGCAAGGCTTGCAGCAGCTTGGCGTGGGCCAGGCGGCGCAGGGCATGCAGCAGTCCGACATCAACTTCCTCTACAACGTCGGCCAGTCTCAACAGGCCTTCAACCAGCAGCAGCTCGATGCGCAGCGTGCGACGCAGATGCAGAAGCTTTACGCTCCGTATCAGCAGCTTGGGTTCCTTTCGGATATTTACCGCGGTGCGCCGTCCACGCAAATGGCGACGACTGCGGTCAGTCAACCTTCGGCAAGCCCGTTCCAGCAGGCAGCGGGCGTTGGACTTGCGGGCCTGACGGCCGCGGCAGGCGCAAAAACTGCCGGGCTTATTTAAGGGGTCGGTATGAAAGACAAGATGATGAACGACATCGAAAACGTCGGAATCATGCAAGGATTCCTCGACGAGGCTGCGGAAAAAGAGGACGAGCTCGAGGAGGAGGAAGGCTCCGAAGAGGCGTCCGCTGCACGCGTGCTTAACCGCCGCCCGGACTCGCCCGAAATCCTCATGAACAACCTTCGCGGCGACATGCGCTCGGTCGATGCACGTCGCGAAGAGCTTGCCGATCTTGTTGGCTACGATGCGGCGGTCGAAACGCCCGAATCAGTGCTGGCAATGCTTCAGCCTGTACTCGCCCAGCAGGGTGGAATCGGCGCGTTGCCACAATCAGGGCCCATGGCCCAAGGACCACAGCCTCCGATGCCGCCGCCCCCGGGTGGAGAAATGGGTGCTCCGCCCGCAGGGGCTCCTCCGCTTCCTCCTGGAGGGCCTCAACCACCTCCTGGTGGTGACATGGCCGCGCTTTTAGCTTCAGCCGGCCCTCCGCCTGGGGGCGGCATGGCACCGGGCGGTCCGCCGCCGGGCGCCGGCCCGATGATCGGGCCTGATGGACAGCCTATCCCGCCGGAAGGCATGCCGCCGATTCAGATGTATCGCGGAGGCGAGGTCAAACATTTTTTTAATGGGTCGCCCGATCCCGACGAAGAGGACGAGGAGACCCAAAAAAATGACCTTATGAACTCGCCTTACTCTGCCGAGCAGGTTGCCAACGCAAGAAGGCGGCTCATGAGTTTGGTCGAGCAGCAGGCGTTGCCTGAGCCCGATCTTGAGAAGCTCGCGCTTCAACGAGAGAAGCTTTACACAAAACTTTTGGGCGATGACCGAGAGTCTCAGAAGGCACAGCTTCTGTTCTCGATCGCTCAGAAAGGACTTCAGTTTGCGGGTAACGTCGATGCGCAGGGTCGTCCGTTGCGGGGCTCTCCCGTGAGCCGATTTGCGGCCGTGGCTGCTGACCTGCCCGCGGAAATCAACCGATTCATCTCTGATGCCGACAAGCGTCGCAATGCGATCCGTCTTGCTGCGCTTGAGGGGGCGGAGAAGGAAGCAGGAAACATCCGCGAGCAGAACGTCAAGCTTATTGAAGCGCAGCGTCGTGCGGACAGCGCCCTCGTACGTCGAGGAACGGGGGAGAGCTATCCGGCCAGCAAGTGGTTTATGCGCACGGTCTACACGCCGGGCCTTCTCAATGCGTGGTCTGACGGCGTGTTGTCGAGTGACGATGACACTAGGGTTGAGCAGGCCGTAAACAGCCTTATTGCTGACTCAAAAGAGCGCATTACCTACGAACCCTACAAAGACAGCATGAACATTGATCGGGTGCGGACGGTAAAGATTCCGGGCTATGAACTGCCTCGTGCCGTTCAAGAAGCCATTGCTAAGCGAAAGACGTTGCTGAATAGCGGTTGGCAGCCGATGGACATCAGCCCGACGTCTGGCGCGTTGATTGGCGATGATGCTGCATCACTTCCGACAGATGAAGCTACGTTGGAAGCTGGGTCTGCTCCGGTAGAGGCTCCGGCGGCTCCGGCGGGTGCTTCGGCCACAGGCACGGCGCCTGTTTCGGCTCCCCCGCTCAAGACGCTTTGGGAACGCGCACCTAACCTGACAGACATTGATGTCGTAGAGGGCGTGGTTGCACAAAACGTACCCGGTTTTGGCACCATGAACTCAGCGGCGCAGGTCGATCAGCGCTTCTTTACGCAACAAGTCAATAACCTGGTTGCTGCTTTGCAGCAAAGCCCGCGCTATGCCGAAGGCGAACGAGAAGATATTAAGAAAGAGCTCAAGCTCAATCTTTCCCCGCTTCGCGATACGGACGCGATCCGTAATAACTTCGTAGGCGTCTACCAGGTGCTACGGCAAGAGTTGGATGATGCTCGTAGGGATGAAGCGGATACCTCACTATCGGGGGATTTCAGGAAGCAGCGGCAGATGAATGCCCGTATGATTGACGACTTCTTGAAGGTTTTGATGCCGCCTCCGATCTACAGCATTGATGACTATAAGAAGCTCCCCGTCGGTTCCAGTTTCTTGCGGCGAGAAGATGGAAAATGGAAAATGGGTGTAAAAGAATCTCCCTCTGGTGAGTGACTTAGGAATTAACTGATGGAAAACGAAGACGATAAGATAATGTCTGAAGAAGACGCCCTTAATCAGTATCTTGCCGAACAAGCACTCGTCAGCCGTACTCCATCAAACGAGGCTGAGTCTGAAGAGGACGCTCTTAATCGATACCTTGCTGAACAAAAGACGTCAAGAGACGTTACAGAGTCTTCTGTCCGTGACATTCCTGCCGCAGAGCAGGCAAAGCTGGTCGCTTCTGGTGCTGTCGCCCAAGGAACGCCTCTGGCTGCGGGGCTTCAGGGGTTCAGAATGGGGTTTGCGGGCGGCGCTCCCCTGGCCGCGGCGGCAGCGCCTGTATTAGGCCCCGCTGCTTCTGCAATTCCGTTTGTCACGGGCGCAGGCGCGGCAGTTGCCGGCTATTACGGCACCAAGGCGCTTGCCAATTCGTTGATCGACGAGCCAGAGCCCACTGACATCGCAGCGCATGCGCTGTATGAGTCGGGCGGAACGCTTGGCGAGGCGATCGCTTTTGCGCCGTTGGCGTTTTATATCCCCGCCACGCTTGCTCCCACCTTTGGCCGTCTTGGCCAGTATGCGGTTCGCGTAGGGGAAGGCGCACGCAAGTACAAGAAGTCCTATCTGTTTGGTGAAACCAGTAGCGGTGGCATGTCCTCGCTCGGCACTTATCGTGCAGAGACGCAGTATCCAGGTGAAGCCGGTAAGCGCTTCATGTACGAAGTCGGATTTGGCCTTTTGGATCCGACAAAACTCGTCCCGTTGGTTACCTCCAAGGGGGTTGACGTCCTAAAGACAGCGATCTCTTTGCGTAACCGAGAAGGGCGAGAAGCCTTCAAACAGTCGCGATCCATCGCGAGCCAGGACAAGGCCGCTACGCGTCTGATCGAGATCTTTGAACAGTACGGCGAGGATGTCCCTGCGCTGATCAAGGCCCTGGAAGAGCCACTTCCTGGCGCGCCGACGGTGTCCTATCCGCCAGCGGGTGGTTTGGCGGCGGTAACGGGCCCCACGGCTGCGCAAAAGACCGGATCGCTGACCGTTACGCAGCTCGAGGCGGCGCTCTCGTCGCTGAATCCGAAGTTCGCAGCGGACGTCAACGAGCAGGGACGGCAGTCACTGTTGGCGTACTCGCTTGTCCTGAACAAACTGACCGATATCGGTAGTCCTGATGCGTTGAAGGCCGCGGCGCTGATGCGTCAAAGCTTCTTTAATAGTGCGCTTGACGCGCGTCTTAACACGGCCGTTCGACGCGGCTGGGAGACCGTGCAGCGCACATTCAAGGGCGTGGAAGACAGCCCTGCTGTCCGCGCCGAAGTCGGACAGATCATCCGTAACGAAGTGGAACTCGCGCTGAAGAATGCGAGAACCGCGGAAAAGATTCTTTGGACCAACGCTCAGAAGGAAGCACTGACGCCGAAGGGCAAGGTGCAGCGCGGCGCTCGAGCCTTCGAGGTTCCCAACACGCTGCTGCCTGGAAACATGATTCAGGCGTACCTGAAGCGCGTTTCCGAGATCGCCCCGGAGTTTAGAAACGAACTCGTTCCTGCTCCGATTCAGAACTTCATGAAGAGCCTTGGTGTCACCCCCGAGGTCATTGATCGTTATAGAAAGGGCATGGAGAAGGGCGCGTTCGTAATCAAGAGCCGAGTAGACAAGCGCTACCAGCCTGATGCCGAGGTGCTCAACGATCGACCGGTCCTCGATCTCATCGAACTGCGTTCGACCTTTCTTGATCTCGTCAGGAATTCGGCCGCCAAGGGCGATCCGTCCCATGCCAGTTTCTATACGGACATGCAGCGGGCGCTGCTCAAGGATCTATCGACGCTTCCTGGGCAGGCGTACGACGTTGCGCGTAGCTTCTCGCGCGATCTGAACGACAAGTTCACTCGCACCTTTGCCAACGACCTGTTAGAGAAGACAGGCACTGGCGCGGATGCCATCCCCCCGGAAATGCTGGTCACCAACGCGTTTGGTTCCGGCACCGATCGCGTCGCATTGAGAATGCGGCAGATTGAAGGTGCGGTTGGCTTCATGAAGGACCGTCTCAGCCAGGAAGTGCTGGACGGTGTGACCGATCCTGAAGTGCAGAAGAAGTTAAAGGACTTTGCGACGGTTTCTACCGATGGCGTCGTTTCAGTACAGGATGCTCAGTCGCGAGTCCTGCGACTCTTGGCCTCGAAGGCGCTGTATCAGGATCCGAAGGAACTGGGCCGTGTGCGGGTCAATCGCACTCAATTGGACAAGTTCATCAAGGAAAACAAGCCGCTCCTCGATGAGATGGGGCTGACTCAAGACTTGATGGACGCGAGCACAGCGGAAAACCTGCTTGCTTCGGCGATCAAGACGAACAGTGCGCTGAACACGAAAATCCGCAACCAGATGGCCTTCTCCAAGGTTCTGGATTCAAGCCCCACGATCGCGGTAGGCAACGCGCTTTCGCAGACCACAAAGGATCCTGCGCGCGCCATCCGTCAGCTCGTCCTGCTTGCTAAAAAGGGCGGCCCCGAGGCGATCGAGGGGCTCAAGAGCTCGATCTACGACTACATTGCCACCAAGGCATCTGATTCCACGGCAAAGATTGACCCGCAGAAGTACTACGATGCGTTCTTCAAAGGCCGATACAAGGATCAGGTTCCGCTCGTCAATATCCTGAAGGGCATGGGCGTCATGTCCCCCGAAGAGGTCAACAACCTCCGGGCGGCGACGAACCAGATGTTCAAGATCGAAGACGTCCTCACGAATCGTCGCATGCTCGAGGACGTGATCCAGGGCGCCGACATCATGGGCGAACTCGTGATGCGCGTTGTGGGTTCCAAGATCGGTACGGCGGCAACGTCGGGCGGCCCTGGCTCACTCATCGCGGCTTCAGCCGGTTCCAAGGCCATCCGTCAGATCTTTGATCAGATGCCGACGCTGGCTGCCCGCAACCTCATGGAAGAGGGGCTGCGTAACCCGCAGCTCATGGCGCAGCTCCTGCGTCGCGGCAAGTCGCAGCGCGAGAAGTTGATTTACGCCCGACGCCTACATTCGTACCTGATGGCCGCCGGCTACAACTATCTTCCCTCGACGTTCCCAACGGACGCGCAGTTGCAGGCTGAAGAGGAGGCCGAGCGCAAGGCAACACGGGAGGCTTACAAAAACCTCCGCGACATGCCGCCGCCCAACCCCGCGTTCTCTACTCCGAACTCCAGCCAGGAGCGTTTGCGCCGGGCGTTCCCGCCAGCTCCGCCTGCTCGAGGCATGCCGGGGATGGGAGGCGGTGGTGGTGGTCAACCGCCGGGAGGCGGCGGAGCTCCGCCGACGTCACAGAGTCGGATGATGCTCCAGCAGCTCTTCCCGAACGATGCGATTACAGGGGCGGCTGCGGCTCAGGGCGCGGCTCCGCCGATGCCTGGCTAAGGAACCGCTCGACGCGTTCCATCCACTCGGCCTTGTAGCGATCGAACTCGGCGCCCGTCGTGCTGAATTCCTGCGTGCCGCCTGATTGCAGCGCAATCAACACGTAGCCGTGTTTGATTGTGGTGCCATGCACCACATCGTGCGCCATCGCGTACGCCGCAAGCTGATGGAAGTAGTCTTGAATCCACTCGTGCTTCTTCGGCTTTAACGACTGCTTGAAGTCGACGATCGCAGGGTTTC